GACGCCCGTCAGCGGCGGCGTATTGCGGAAATCGTTCGGGGCGGGGTACCCGCGCCGGGTGTTCTCGGGGTCACGAAACAACGGCGTTCTGGTGACGGATCGAATCGTCGGGCCTGCGCTCGGCCGTGCGCTGGTTGGCGGAGCGACAACCCCCGCACAGAACCCGACCGAGCAGCAGATTGTTGCGGCGCTGTCGCCGAGTCGCCCGTGGGCGCCTGGCGGGGTTGACGTCGGGTGGGCGCTTTACATGCTTACCGGCTCGGCTACTGTTCAACCGCCCGACTACTTCGGTGGGCTGGCGCTGCTGCACGCGGATGGGGTGCAATTCGGGGCGTTCGCGCCTGTCCTGCTGCGCGATATTCGGAACGTCTGGATACGCGGTCAGCACTTCCGTGGTGCTGGCGGCGCTGCGGTTCGCGTCGACTGCGGAAACGCTGACGCGCGCGATACGGGCCGTATCGTTATCGAGGACTGCACGGTCACGCATCTGCACCAGTCGGCGATACGGGCACAGCGGCAAGCGGAAGCTAGCCCGACCCGCATGATCCGAGACGTATCGGTGAGGCGCGTCCTGGTCGACTACTGCACGAACGCGGGCGAACAGGAGACGACGGACACGGAGACGGCGCTATCCGGTGTCGGGGATGGATTCGTCGCCGACATCGGTTCTCACGGCGTGGTCTTCGACAGGTGCGAAGTGGTGAACGCTTTCCACGCTGGCGTGGCGATTGGCGCGACCGTGGCAAACGTTGCTCACCCGACGAGCTGCGCGGCGGTCGAATGCAAAATCCGCTTCGACAAGTGGGCAACGTACTCGCGCGGCGTGGCTGTCTACAACGGCAGCGGGCACAAGGTCGACGGGTGCGCTATCACTGGTCAGAACGTGCGGTCCCAGATTGCCGGGGGCGTAACAGTAAGCGGGAGTCGATGGCTCGATTGCGGCGTATCGACTCGGAAGCCTGGCGTGTCGCAATGGCTGGCGTGTGAGTCGTACTGGTGGGATAGCGGAAGCAGTCTTGGTGATGCGGTTCGATACGTGCCAGTCTGGCCGGTTGATGTGCGGATTTCGGACAACTTCGCGGACGTGCGGTCTACCGATGGCGAGGCGGTGCAACTGAACTCGTTTGCGTCGTCCGCGCCGGTTGGCTCGGCAATGTGGGGGGCGGTTTCGGTGACGAACAATGTCGTGCTGTCTGGCGCGCCGCTATTGAGTGTGTCGGAAGGCGGCGGGAATGCAGCGTCGATTCCGATGCCCACCGCGTCCGGGAATCGCGTATCGACCGATGCTCGCCCGGTTGCCTGCCTGCCAATCTGATCGAAAGACCATGAAAATCACCCGACGCGGCTACTGGCGCGCATCACCATGAAACCGCGCGAATGGGGCCGCAACTTGCTGCTCGGCATCGACCAGCTGGCCAACGCCGTGCTGCGCGGCGACCCGGACGAGACGATCTCCTCGCGCGCCGCGAAGGCGCAGGTGCGCGGCAAGGCGTGGGGCTGCGTACTGTGCCGCGTGCTTGACGTGTTCGACCGTGACCACTGCGCGAAGTCCATCGAGCGCGACGAAGGCCGACAGGGGTACTGACGCATGAAAATCACCCGGCGCGGCTACTGGCGCGTGATGCGCGGCGCGACGCAACTGTCGCAGCACACCACGCCCGAGGAAGCCTACGAGTCCGCCTCGCGCAACCTGCCGTGCGTGGTGACGCCGCCGACGTATGACGTGGTGGCGGACGCGGCGCCCGCTCCTGCGCCTGCTCCAGCACCGGCGCCGGCGCCGGCACCCGCTCCCGCTCCCGCCCCGTCCCCGGCCGTCGGCGCGCTGCTCGCGTCCCTGCTCAACTTCGCGGAGACGGCCGCGCGCAACTGGAACTTCGGGGGGCACGCGGTCGATGCGCACTTCAACGACAACTACGGCAATTGGGACTACACCGAGACGACGAGCGAGCCGTGGCTGTTCGACCGCGCCAATGCGTGGATGCTGCTCCACCGCATGACGGGCGCGGACCGGTGGCGCACGCTCGCCGAGTCGGACGGCGCCTGGTACCGGCAGCGCATCGACGCGCAGGGCATCTTCACGCCCAAGGGCGCCGGGGACACGAAGTACAGCTACATCCAGCCGTGGGCGAACGACCTCCCCACGGCGCAGCGCGTCTATGCCGCCTGGGAGCGCGAGTGGGCGAACGTCGTGCCGACCACCGTCGCGTTCTGGACCGAGCGCGAGATCGGACTGGCGCTGGAGGCGGCGGTCGGCCTGTACGAGATGACCGGCAGCGCGGCGTCGCTCGCTCCCGCGCGCGCGCTCGTCGCGCAGTGGTCGGCGTGGACGGACGCCTCGGGAGCGCCGCTGCACACCCTCGCGCAGCATGGGGAGGAGTTCGACAACGAGTGGGCGGCGCGGCGGATGTCGTCGCCGTGGATGTCGGCCCTGTACTTCCAGGCCGCGCGTCGGCTCTACGGTGCCGTCCACGACCGCGAGGTGCTGGAGCAGGTGAGCCGCTACGCCGACTTCGCCGACCGATACGCCTTCGTCGACGGCTCGGTTGTCCATGCCGAGCTCGCTGGCGTCACGCTGCCCTACTACCTGGTCGGCCCCGGCGGGCACTACGCTCGCGAGACTCCGGACTGGGCGGACATGAGTCACGCGCTTGACGTGGCCGGGATGCTCGCGTTCGCGAAGCGCGCCAAGGTCATCCTCGGCCAGCCGACCGCGGCGGTCGATGCGCGCCTCGCGCAGATGCGCGCGACCGCCGCGCGTGAGTTCGCGCACTGGACGCGCCCGACGGCGTATCTGCCCAAGTACCGGCTGACGCCGCCGCGCAAGTTCAACTGGTGGTGCCGCGGCCTGGCCGAGTTGATGCAGCCATGATCGACACGCAGTCGTCCACCTGGACCGAGATCCGGTCCCGTCTCGAGCTCTGGCTCGCCGAGGCGCGCGAGCAGAACGACGACGCGGAGCTCGACGCCTTCGAGACTGCGGCGCTGCGCGGGCGCATCGCGGCGCTGAAGGACTTGCTGAAGCTGCCCGAGCGCCTTGAGCGCCAGGCCGCGGTGCGCGAGGCGTCCGTCGGCGTCTACGCGCAACCGACCTTCATGGACGCCAGGGACTACTGACGGCCATGCCCCTCACCCCCTCCAACCCCGCTTCGGCGGGGTTTTTCGTTTCTGAGCCACCGCAACGAGGAACCCCATGAGCAACGAGCAGCAGAACGGCGCCGACGCCGTCACGCTCACCCCCGAGCAAGTGCAGGCCACCTGGGACGAGGTGAAGGCCGAGAGGGCCGCGCAGGCCGCTGGCGAGTCCGTGCCGCAGCCGGAGGCCGTGCCCGAGCCGCCGCAACCCGCCGCGGCCCATGCGGAGCCGCCTGCGGTCAAGCCGTCGACGATCGAGGAGATCCAGGCGGAGATGGCCGAGATGCGCAAGGAGATGGAGCGCAGCACGCGCAACAGCGCCGGCGCGATCGGCGGGCTCAAGCAGCAACTGAAGGAGCAGGAGGCCGCGCTCGCGCAGGCGCGTGCCGAGCTCGAGCGGCGCGCGGCCGGTCCGACGCCCGACCAGGTCGCGGCTGCCGCGAAGACGAACGCCAAGTGGGACGCGCTGAAGTCGGACTACCCGGAGTGGGCCGAGGCGATCGAGGAGCGGTTCGGCACCACGAACGCCAAGGGCGACCAGGACGCCATTCGCGAATTCGAGCGCCGCTCTGCGCAGGAGTTCGCCACCGCGCGCGCCGAAACCGAGGCCGTGCGCCGCGAGTTGGTGGAGAGCATCCACCCCGGCTGGCGCGCCCTGTGCAAGACGCAGGAATTTCACGACTGGATGGAGAAGGCCGGCGCCGAGGAACGCCGCCTGGCCGACTCCCCGCTTTCGAGCGACGCGGTGAAGTTGCTCAACCGTTTCAAGTACGGCGCCGACACCGCGCCCGCACAGCAGCTGCCGCCCGGAAGGACCGCGGCTGACCTGGTGCGGGACCGGCAACAGCGCCTCGCAACCGCCGTCACGCCCGCCAGGGGTACGTCCGGCTCGCCGTCCGCCAAGTCGGAGAACGACATGACCGATGCCGAGTATTGGGACTACATCAAGGCAAGCAAGGCACGGCAACAGGGGGTCCGCTGATGGCCATGCAGGGCTACGGGTCCGCGCCTGGCCGGCGCCCCCAAGTGGCAAGCGCCGCACCGCGGCGTGCGCCGAAACCGAAACCGCTGATCGCCGGCGCCATGAAGCGCAACAAGGCGAACGGCAAGTGCAAAGGAAGCTGAATCATGACGATGCAGACCTACTCCACCGTCGCGTCGCGGAACCTCATCCGCGCCGAGCAGGAGATGCTCGCCCACGCCGAGCCGATCGAAGTCCTCGCGCCCTTCGGGATGCAGAAGTCGCAGCCCCAGCGCAAGACGGACACGGTCGTCTTCCGCCGCGTGAACCCCTACAACATGGCCGCCAACGGCGTCCCGCAGATCGACGTCAACGCCTTCGAGATCCAGGAGGGCATCACCCCCAACAGCAACACCATCAGCTACACCGACGTGTCGGTCACGCTGAAGCAGTACGGCGTGCTGTTCAAGTTCTCG